ATACGATATTGGACCCATCCTCTATAAGCATCTGCTCCAACTGTCCCTTTAGCAAAATATAAACTCGCGCTATGAGAAGAGCCAGCAAAAATACTCATGCCTTGTGCTGCCGATCCATCACCGACAACAAGGTTGTTGCCCCCACCTACAAAATCTTGTGGATTATTGTTTCCAATGCCCACCCTATCGCCAAACAATCCAGAGATTCCAGAGATGTGTGGTCCTGTAGAAAGAATCGAGGTGCTTGTGCTGTTACCGCGATCAGTAACAGTTTGTAAAGTGTCATTCTCCGCAGGAGAATCACCTGAAAGGAGATAAGGAACACCGTTATTTGTTATGCGATTACCAACACCCGTGCCTAAGAAGTTACCAGATCCAGAGATGTCGCCTCTAACGTCTAATAAAGTTAGAGGAGTTTCTGTTCCTATACCAACCTTGCCATCAGACTTAATCTTCATTGCTACGGCATTATTACCAGCTATGAATCTAAGAGCGCCATTAGATGAAGTGGTCGCCATATCGAAAGTTTCATTGGTCGTAAAACCAAAGTAACCAACACGGGTGGTGTTATTACCCATGTAATACTGTTGATAAGCTCTAACTGATGCCACATCTCCTGCCGAAGAATCAGAGAACCTTAAAAACTCATCTGTTCCATCACTATTCTCTAAATGTAGTCTTACTTGAGGACTATCTGCTCCTATACCTACATTGCCTCCTGGTTTAATAACCAATCTAGGATTAGTTTCTAATGCTCCACCTTCTGCTATTCTAAAAGAAGTATCAGTGCCATCTTTCCCTATGGCAAAATTATCACTGCCATCTGTTTGAAATTTCAGTATAGCGTCTCCCCCAGAAGGATTAATTGCCATATATGCAGTTCCAGCATTAGATCTATTTACGGTAAGGACATCTTGTCCAGCTTTAGTAATAGAAGCTCCACCATTAAGGCTAACAGCATTGGTGGTAGTTGCTCCTCTATCAGTAACAGTTTGTAAGGTGTCAGCTTCTGCTGGGTTATTCTCTCCAGTGAGAACAGGAACGCCACTAACGAATAATCCTTGCCCGAACATGCCGCTAGTTGGAACATAAACCCCACCTGCGAAATCAAAGACCGCAGTATGTTCGCCGCTTGAATTATGATCTCTGTTTTGTCCGTCTGCAAAAACAGTAGCTCCTTCATGACCAGCTCTTGCTTTTCTTCCAGCAGCGATAGTGTAATCTCCACTAGCTAGATTTTCGTAGCCCCCCACTACAGTCGCAGAATTTCCCGTGGCTGTATTTCCTACTCCTCCTAATATAGAAGCAGCGTTACTCGCCCCATGTATAGTGTTAGTTCCACCTGCGCCAACGAAGCCCATCGACCCATATAATTTATTTTGAACTCCTCCCGCAATAGTACCTGCATCGACAGAGCCAGAAATAGTATTTGTATCGCCTCCAACAATAATATTTTTATTTCCACCTGCAATTTTATTAGTATGTCCACCCGCTATAACACTAACACTAGCGCCTGAAATTAAGTTGTCTCTACCTCCCCCAATGAATCCAGCATCTTCAGAGCCACCGTTCCTAATATCGTTATTGTAACCTCCTACGACAGCAGAATATTTAGCATCAATAATATCAACACCAGAACCACCACCAATAAAGTTAAAGCCTAAAGTCTCACCTGATATGAGGTTAAACCCTCCTCCAACTAAAGTATTAAAGTGTCCACTAATAGCATTTCCTGTTCCCCCAAGAACAGCAGATCCTGTAGCTGGAGAAGCTCCAATAATTTCAGCAGACGCTCCAATGGCTACTGCTTGATTTGGGAACAAAACAAAAGTGTTACTATGTGCTGATTTAATCGATTCTACGTCTGCTCCAAGAAGCAAACCCTCTGGGGAATCCGTAGAGTAACTAATTGATTTATCAGTGTCTCCATTGAAGATAATCTTTGATCCATTATAATTAATATCAGTAGTTGTAGCATTACCCCTGTCTACAACATCTTGCAAAGTATCCGAGCCGCCACCTCCCGCTGCGTCACCAGAGAGTAAATAAGGTATACCTGTGGGGCCAGTTAATCTTCCCGCTTCTCCTGTTCCTAAAGCGTTACCACTAACATTTAAATTACCACCATCTGCGTCGTCTCCTTCTAATCCTCCTTCGATTGTAAAATCTCCCACAAGGGTTTGGTCCCCTTGGTTATAAAGATTTAAATCGGGGCCTTCATTTTCAGGCTCAAGAGTAAACGGCCCAATAGTAAATAATTCTTCATTAAATCCTACCTCACTATCAGCTGCTAATTTAAAGAATAAACCTGTTCCTTCTGGGATGCCATCATTAGCAGTTAATCTAATCTTTTGTCCCTCTTGTATAGAGTTTAAAGGGAAGTTACCTACTAAAGTCCCCCTATTTGTTTCTAATTCTCCACTAGTGCCATAATATAAAACAGCATCTCCTAAAGATGTAAAGTTGGGAGATTCATTAAACCCCAAATCTAATTCAATAAACCCTGTGACACCAGAAGAGTTTATAGGTTGATTATTAAAATATTTTATAGCATCATTTCTAGCTGCTGTATTAGTTATCGATCCTGTATTTGGAGGATCGAGATTTGTATAAGTTTCATTTAAAACGGTTTCTCCTGAAGCTCTGACAAATACTTTATCAAAAGTGGCAGTGTTAGCGTATAAGTAAAATTCACTAGTATGAACACCACCATCTTCGTTTACCACTTCATTCCTGATACCAAAGTTTCTAGTGAAAGAGCCAAAAACATCTATGTTTTGTGATCTGGAAAAAGAAAAAGTAGAATCCCCTCCGATTCGGTAATCGGCAAAAGCTACAGTTCCATTTGTATTTAGAATGCTTAATCGTTGCCCACTAATAAATGGGTCGGCTGCTATTTGAGACGCTGAAGAAAGAAGCTCTCCGTTTCTATTTAAAATACTAAACTGTAAAGTTATATCAGCCCCTTCTGTATAAACTCCACTACCAGTTGTGATTTTTGTTAAATCGGCACTGTCGGGGGTAAAAGAAGTTTCAAATTCGTAAATCTCGCGAGTAGTAAAGGTGCCTTCGTAATATCCGTCAGTGGATATATCCCCTGCTGTTGTTCCTATCCCTATCTTTCCTGTTTCCCAAGTAGATGAGCCTTTATAAATAGCATATAAAGCTCCTGAATATTCAGTTCCTTTTTCGAAATTATATATGGGGACAGTTGTTCCTATCCCATAATAACCTGTGGCCTCCGCTCTTAAATCTCCGATTGGTTCTGAAGCTCCAATTGAAGTAACTGATCCCGTGTAAATATTCGAAGGGAATGGCGGTGCAAATACCAGAGGCATTGCTGTAGTAGCTATACCTACAGCACTTACAAATTCTACGTCATTCCAGCCCGAAGCTTGGGCTTTTGCATTTAAATATCCTCCTGCACCTGTAGCCCCAGTAGCAAATTCTCTAGCGCTTTTTGCATAAACATATGCTCCGTCAGCCTTACTTAATTTTAATACTGTATATCCTGTTTGGTTCATTAGAGAATCGTTATTCTATCTAAAAATGATTTAGAAAATGTTAAAGTTTCTTCATATAAAACGAAAATTCCAGAGGATGCATAATCGGAATCGAAATATGCATTACCTCCTCCTCCTGCGTTGTTACCTAGTGAGTTCACACTAAAATTAAATACACCTACTTGATTGAGACCAGTAAATAGACCACCAGTGGTAGTTACTGAATCATCAATCACCTGCCCATTAGGAAGGGTTAACATCATATTATAACCTGTGCTATTATCTACTTCGGTCCACATCCCTGTGATAGCGAAAGTTGCATCTGAAGCATTTGGAACTCCTGTAGTAACCGAATCAATCATCGGAGCATCTAGTGTTTTATATGTAACACCATTAATTGTTTGTGCGACTTGATAGCTGTAAGTATTAGCTTTATCTTCGATACTAATATTTTTATCAATTAAATTAAATTTACCAGTGTCGTATTTTGTAGCTGTTACCAAATATTCATTAGGAGCCTCCTCTTTCATAGAGATGACTTTATACATAAATGGACTAGCGTCTTTTATTTGAAATTTTGCAGGACTTCCTAACTTTACGAATGGTAAAATACTTGGTATGTTAAAACCAGAAACTATTGACCCATAAGTTTGATCAATTATAGAGCCTGTTACGCTTAAAACAGCCATTTGGTCTGGGTTTATTGCGGAAATTTCAGATGCTGTTATACCTCTCGTGTAAGTATTTAAAGACGTTATGCCGCTGAATACAGCGGCGGCTCCTCTTCCAGCGCCAGTGGCAGTCATGTTTATAGCCGCCAAGTTCCCAGTATTTAAATCGGCTAGCGTTTGAGTGCCTGTTAATTCAGATATAAAATCTCCAGATGCTAAATCAAAAGCGCTCTTATTGTTTTCGCCAGTTCCAGAAGCAAATATCCAACCAGTTACTCCTGTTTCGAAATAAAGATAAGTCCCGCTTTCGTTTAATCCTGTATATAAACCATACTCTTGGAATCTAGTATCATTTAAGCCTGTGGCTTCCGAGTATCCTGCTGTGTATCCTGAAAATCCATAATCTCCCGTGTATCTGACGTAGGCAGCAGTATCCATGCCTGTCACTGTAAAGCCATAATATCTTTGTCTAATCGAATTTGCAATTAGATCTAAATCCTCATAAGAATCTGCTCCTGTTGGATTATAAACGCTTAATACTCCATCCATTGATGAAGAATTAAATTGATTAGTCAGTCTGATTGTTTCAGCCTCTAAATCGACAGCTAATACCTTACCAAAATTCGCTTTATTGGTTTTTAATTCATCTTCAATTACTACAAGATCTCCAGGTTTACATAAAAGGCTTTCAAGTCCTGCGGTAAATGCAACTTGTTGATTCTCTTTTATCTTGGAGAAGATTTGATGTTGAGCGGTTCTGCGAGCCATCGCTCTAGAAGTGATACCAATACCTTCTATTTTTTTCTTAAAGATTCCCCGCTCTTTAATATCTTCCTCGTCCTCTACAACTTCGATTTTTGGTGAGAAGTTATCAAACCTGTCCCTATATCCTACCTCTATACAGTTGAATTGTTCGTCTCTCCTGTTGTTTGAATAAAAGAAGAGTCCATCTTTAACGCTTTCATTTGTAAAAAGATTTACAGCTTCTCTAGGTCTATCATCTACAAAATTTATTTCTGAATTACTAAAAAATGTTCTACCTTTAAACAAAGCAGCAATAGTATTAATCGCATCAAAAATCTTTTGACCTTGATCAAAGACTATATTGCACGAAAATCTGGGTTCCTTACCGCCTCGCCCGTCACTAACTCCCTCGAAATATCCATTATCATCAACAGCATCACAAAATCTTCCTATTTTATATAATTGCCATTTATTAATTGTGTCTTTATCTAAATGAGAACCCATTCCATACCTAGAGTTTGTAAGTAAATCATACAAAATCCAAGCTGGGTTATCTGTCCACATTAACTCTTCGTGGAAAGAGCCATTCCAATCTCCCTTGTAAACTAATTTATTTTCTTGGCTCGTATTATCAAAAAGCTCTTGGTTAGCGTAATATCTTTTGTCTACGCCTTTTTTCACAGGAAAATAATTATTAGGTACTTTTACTTTTTTTAATTTACAATCATAACTTCTTCTAGGGATATTGCCAAAAGCCCTAGAGTCTAATTTAGTTCCGACTATAGCAGAAAAAGGATAAGGAAGGTCTACCCCAATTATTTCAGTTACTTTCCTTACTGAAACTGTTTTCGCTAATAAAACAGAATTAGATTCGTAAGAAAGTTTTGTTACTTTAACATATCTCTTTTGCGTGCTGTCTTCATCTATGGTTCCAGCTTCTATACCCTCCTCTCCATCTGCGCTTAAAACAGATTGTTTGCTAGTTATTGTTTCAGGTAGCTGAAAAGGTTGAGATAAATAATCTAAACTATCATCTGCACCATTAAGCTCTACCACAAATTCTCTTCCACTTGTGGCTTGGTAGTCAGGATTACCAATATCAATTAAAGTGTTTCCCTCGATGAGAGCTACAATACGATAAGTATAAGTCCTGAAAGGTATCTGTCCTTCCGAGCCGTCACTTTTCTTTCCTATTTTTCCAGTTTCGACCTGTATGTTTAATACTGTCGGGAAGGTGGTTCCTATAGAAAGGTCTTTATTACCTTCACCTCTTCCTGCTCTGACTTCATCTACATCTTTTATTAAAGTATCTTTTAACTCTGTTATATCTAAGGTTATAAATACTTGATCTACATTAGGGTTGTAAATAGTATGAACGACAGGAATAGCTCTTTCGTCAAATGCCGCTAAAGAGTTTTCTCCCCAATCTGAATAATTTCTTGTGATTGCGCGAGCATCTTTTCTTTGATCATCGCTACCCTCATTCAAAGGCAAGCTTTCTATTAAATCTGTATTATAATTTGTCGCGGTTTCGCTTAAAACACTGTCTCTTGTTAACATTAATGAGTTAGCCGCAATCCTTTGTGGAGCATTGCTTTGAGCGCCTATTGTATTAGGGTTACCGTCAGCTTTAGCTGTGCCGAAAGGTCCGAACAACTCTCTGTCATACATGTGATCTATAAAGACTTTGTTGAAAAACTTAAATGGATCTTGTGATTCTGTTCCTTTTTTTAATTCTGCTAATACATTACTGTAATTATATTTTAAATTAGTGGGATTAAAATTATTAATGGTCGCGTTTTCTGATATGAGACTATCAGTTATCTCAAGAGTTTTAGCGTATTTAAAAGAATTTAAATCGCTTAAAGCGCTTATGACTGCTCTAGGGATTGTGTAAGTGTAAGCGTTTCCATAAGGGAAGTCGTTTCCTCTGTCAGTTCTAACAAAGGTTTCGGTAGGATCATTTAGAATTGGAAACTCAAAAATCAAAAAGCCATGCATGACTCCAGTTAAAGTGCCATCTGAATCTATCTCTGGGCATGTTACATCAGTAACTCTCATCCCAGCGTTTTCCATGACCGCAATTAAGTTGAATCCGCTTTGAGATCCAACGGGGAAAGTGGTCATATTGAATAAATCATTTCCATCTACAATAGATTTATTTAAATTACTATTTGAATCTTCTACTTTTACTATAATAACCCCTCCGTATTCTTCTGGGTTTAAATAATTTTTGAGTAAATTTGATGCATTAGAATTACCCATGCTGAAACCAAGGCGTTTTAAAGCTCTTAAAGCTAAATCTTTCTGGACTATGTTACCACCGAACTGATTGTTATTAGCGTATAAGCCATAAATAGTATTGAGTTCTGGGAACGCTACTTCATTTATTTTTTGTTCGTTTTGATCAAAGATTTTTCTCTGTTCCGTGAGCCACCCACCAAGCCTGATCGTAAAATCTAAATCAGGTTGGAAAGAAAAGACGAATTTAGATGAAGCTAGAGTTGTATCTGCCCATAAAAGACTGCCTAATGTTCCGTTAGCTCTACTATCATCTCTAAATGCTGCATTAGAATCGCTATAACCAGTTTGGTTTTCACCATTTAAATACCATTGGAATGTTTGTGCTCCAGCAGCCCCTCTATATTTGATAAATCCCCTTATGTATAAACCGAAGTCTGATTCTTGCGCTGGAACTAAAGGGGTTGTAGGGTTTGCATGTCCATGTGGTTCACCCCTATTATTTTCCCCTCGGACATGAATATTTGTAGTTTCTCTTATAAAAACCATAGCCACATCCACGCTTGAGGAACCTTCGTCATTATCTGGACCGCCAGCAGTGCTAGAGTTTAAAGTCGTTATTTTTCCGTCTGAACTTCGCTTTACAGATTCTTTTACTTCTTGGAAAAATTCACTACAAAACGCCACTCCTTTAGTGCCATCCAACTCCATGTTAAGAGTTTCTATAGTTTCAGCTTCTAAAGTAGTTAATTGATCTAGTTCTCTAGGGGAATCTGTAGTGACAGCCACCGCAGTATCATCTAAATAAATACCTTGTAGCATTTGTAAACCGTCTACAGTTTCTCCGTTAGCGTTTACCAAACCTTCGATTGGGCCATCACTAATTAAATCTAATGTTTCTGCGTAGCTATAAGATGCTCCATATTGCAACTCTCCCATAACAGGAGGTTTATAAATAGGAGGTTTTGGTTTTTTACTGCCACCGCCCCCAGCGATACTAATCTTTTTTAATAGATGCTTCATTAGGTCGGGTCTACTCTATTACCAATGAAAACAGGGTTTGATACCTTACCTGCTACCGCTTTCTGTGGAGATTGATGTTGAGGGAATGATTTGATTGTGGCTTGGATTACTTGAGAGCCTACTTTCAATCGGCCATATCCAATAGGAACTGGAGAGCCTTGACTGGCTACGTTGACTGTGTTTGTGAATATTAATGACGATTTAGAAGCATTAGCTTCAATCTCCAAAGCTTCGACTTCAGGTTTTGGGGTTAGAGCGTATGAAATAACAGCAAAAAATAAAGCGCTAGCTATATTAGCTAATAAAGCACTTCCTCCTACTAGCGGTAGGAAAAATGCAGGTCCAGATCCAGCTATAGCGGGAACCAAGTCTATTGTTTCGGGGCTTCTAACTCCAGAAATATGCTCTTCTTGAGTGACTCTTTTTTTATTAATGATAATATCATAACAGAATCCTTGTTTTTGTAATTCTACTAATCTTTTAACAAATCCGCTTTTATTACAATCTATAGCTTCTAATACATTTTTTGGGTTTGGTAAGCTAAATTTAAAAGAGCTTCCATATTCCCGTGCCAGAATTCCATGTATTTTTACTAGAGTCATTTTACAGCCTTAATCCTTTCTAGTATATTTACATCCGCTTCTATGGTTTTGGGCGTATAAATATTTATTTTTTTTGTATTTAAGCTATAAATCAAAAAAGGTTGGCAGCAATTGTCAGACATTTTAACATCAAATTCTGATTCAGTCTCGTCTCCTAGTATATGGCTATGGAAAACTGCCACCATATCGTAAGAATCTTTAAACAGAAGATAACTTAAAGGGTTAATTAAAAAATATGATCTAGGGTCATCGGATGCATTATCTTCTAACTGAATAATAAATTCTTTGTTTTTATGATCATAGCCTAAAAACCCACATATCTCCTTTGTGAAATGCTTATGAGCTATTTCTTTTATCTTATGAAGAGCCGAAACCTCCCCTTTACACTTGTGCGTTTCTGCCATAGCTAAATCCATCAGTTCCTGGGAATCCACCGAATCTTGGGTGTTCGGGGGTAGGGTTTTCTAAAAGGGTCTCGGGAGCTTCTTGATAAGTTTCCTGAATACCTTGGAATTCTCCGCTACCTGTCAAATGATACGGCCCCGCAGTATGAATATCCAGCATACCAAGAGTGCTTCCAGCGACAATACCTGTGCTTGCATCCCACCAAGCTACAAGTCCCTCACCTGTAATTGATTCAAAATTTCCACTACATTCGTAATAATCCCGAGGCGCATAATCAAGAGAGTTACTTGTTTGGTTCGGGGTTCTTATTCTTTTATATAAGAAATTTATCTCTTCTTCATTAATAACTCTATTCCAAACTGCCCAAGGCCCGATACAACCATTCATAGAAGTTGTATAAGCAGCGTTTGGGTTTTCATAACCTAGTGTTCCTTGGTAATATTCTACTGCGCCCAACATAAAAGTTTGAGGCAGAGCTTTTTTTCCACCATCCCAAGTCATAGCTTCCCTCTCGCTTAAACTAGCAAAGTTGCCTTGGTTTGTTGCTAATAAATTTGTCCCACGAGTAGATTCATTACTAGCTGATTGACTAACTCCATTGACATAGAATTTTATAAGAGTGTCTTGATTGTCACCTTGTCCGTTAATAAAATTTGCAGTATCCGTACTGTTTGTTATAATATATTGAACCCATTCTCTTGAATCGCCTCCATTTTGTTTAGCGTGTAAATTTACCTTCCTATAGGCGTTTTTGGAGCTATCGTCATCAGTACGGTCTAAAAGGTAGCCTACATAACCAGCAGATATATTGTTTGTGTTGCTGCCTCTAGCATTTCTTCCATTAGATGTGGTAGCCGAGTTAATATTTAAAAATCTTGAGTTAGGCCAACTACCATCATCTTTAGCGGAAGTGCTAAAAACTCCAGCTCCCACAGGACTGTTGTCATTTATATTAACCCAACCCATAATTGTCCACTGACCAGTGAAATGACCTGTAAGCCCCTGCACAGTTGAATGAAATAAACCTGTATGAGTTGGGATATCATCATCCTCGCTTTTCATACCTGATATTAACACTCCGCTAAATCCGCTTTGTATGTTTTGCCCTGCTACAAAACTTACCAAATCAACATCATTAAATCTTTTACGGCAAGCTGACAATTTTTTAGTGCATCCATCTTTTTGCCAATAGCTTGGGTTTCCATCTGGGGATTGACCGCTATTGTCAGCTACACAAACAAAAGCAGTTTTAAGAGGACTTCCTACTTGATTGGGGGTCGCAGGTAGAATGATAGTGGGGCTTTCTTGTATAACCACATCACCTTTCACATATTCTCTCCCCGCACTCCATAAGGCAGAAGGGTCATTAAAAAAAGAAACTGGAGAGTTCGCAGGTTTTTTATAATTAGGGACAACTGGGCCTCCAGTTGGATCAAGAAAATTTTCGCCATCATCTCTTTCGATAGGTAATCCTGCATATCGGCAGCCTTCTCCTCTGTATTGCCAATAACAAAATTTAGAAACTATACTCCTGTTATTGACTGTGAAATTTTCCAAGTCTAGCGGTGAGTTTAACTCAAACTCAACAAATATTTTTGATTCTTGGGTTTTACGACCCATCAACCAAGTCTCATCTGTTAATTCTGCTTTTGGATCTGGTGTCCCGAATGGATTTCCACCTTCAAAGTTTACGTCATCAATGAATTTTACAGATACCCTTTTCCTGATTATTTTAGCGTTTTTAAAATCTTTGTAATTTTGTAGGAAATTTGTAATTATATTATTTTTATTAGCTACTCTTATTTTAGGTCTAGCTAATTTACCATCAGCTAATATATCAAAACCTTCTGATTCTATAGCTAAAGGCAAATATTCAACACCCTGCCATACTATAGATTTTTCATAAACACTTCCTCCGTGAAAACCTAAAAATAAAGTAGGTTTGTTGATTCTATCAGGGAAAACCCTAAATAACTCTAGTACAGATGTAGGTTGTAGATCTAAAAGACTACTCGCTACTTTGTTTTTTCCTTCTGCCGCCATATTTTAAATTACACTTCATTAGTATATAATATAAAAAAGAAGTGAAAATTACACAGGTAAAAGAGAGAGCGGAAGTGTGGCCACATTTTTATGAATTTTGTGTTAAATCTAAACCTTATGATTTCTGTTCCATCAAATCTAAATCCATAAGAGACAATAAAATAAAAGATATTTTTACAGAATTTTGTTCTTATAGAGTCTATAAAGCCCAAGAAAACAATACACTTATAGGCTTTTGTTTCATTAAAGAAGAGGAAAAGTGTTTGGATGTAGCTTTTATCTTCGGTATTTGGCGAAGTGTAAGAAGTTCTAAACTAATACAGGCAACTCACGAAATATTTAACAAAGCCTTACAAGATTGTAATAAAAATTATTTAAAAAGCGAAATTCGGCGAACTTTTAAAGTCAAACCTTACAAAAAATGGATTGAAAAGTATGACAAAAGCGCTATTATTTTTAACGACGATAACAATACTGTAGTTTGGTGTAATAAAAATATCATGACCGTTAAATTTAAAGTAGTAGGAGCAAATAAAACAACAGAACACCTCATGGGGAAAGAACTTCTCTTATGCACAACACAAATACATCCTCACGGTTTAATGAGGGAATTCAATGATGGAGAAAAAACTTACTTTTTAGATGAAAAAGGGGTTGACTTCATGTCTGAAGCGGTTTTACTGAATGGACTTCTCTCTGATAATGAGAACAATGTAGGCAACATCTCTTTACAATTCATACCAAACGAATGAAATCAAAACCTATCCTTTACAGGGTATATACAAAGAAGGGCGACTATCATCATGGGTATAGCGCGAAGTTAGAGGGATCTCGCAAGTGGGCTATTGATTGCGCTAAAACAATTCGAGGTCGAGTAACAGAGGTCTATGATGATGTAGATGGCCCTGAAGAGTCAATATTTGACTTCAATAAGAAAGCTAAAAGCTAATGCTTTCGATAATTAAATCTGTTTTAAAATCACTAGAATTATTTTTAAATATTAAAAATAACAAATTCTACTATGATATTCATAGAGAACATAACGAAAGAGAGGACAAACTTATAAATGAAATTGAAAAACTTAGGCAAAGTGGCGCTAGTGGGGACGCTGATAGGGCTGACCTCCTGCGCCAGCGACTCGACTCTGAACGTAAACAATTTAAACATCTATCAACCTTCTACTCTAAGAGTGACGAAGGGGACTCTGATTCAGACTAAAGACGGTATTTATAGCCCTCAAACTGATGAAGTCTGGCATTCAGATGCTAGATATAGACGCTTAGAAAGAGAAATTTACTCGGGAAAATGATTTTTAGTGTAAATTTTACTTGATAATCATTACAAAACTGTAATAATAGAAAAATATGAAAACACTACTAGTTGGTCTTATGACCGTATTGGGCGTTGCTTTTAGCATCGCAGGTTCTGAAGCTACAACTCTTGCAGATAATATTTCTGTAGAGGCTGGAGTTTCTTATAGCGATTTTTCAACCAGTGGAGGTTTAGCCGTAAGAGATGAAGCTTTTGGTTATTCTCTACTTCTCGGCGCTCCTGCCGCTGGAGGCGCATTGTCTGTAGGTGTAGATCTGTATGAAACAGATGATGACACTGATGCAGATATTTCCGTCTCTTGGGGAAAGCCTGTAAGCATTTTAGGTCAACCTTTGCAAGCGGAAATTTATTTCCAAAAGATTGAATCTGCTTTTGGAGGTTGGGAAGAAGTCGGTCTTGGACTCACTTATTCTCATGAGCTTGCTGATTTAACAGCTAGCGTTTGGCATGAGCTTGGTTCTAGCGCTTCTTATGGAGTAGAGCTTACTCTTTCTCGCGCTTTTGAGACCCCAGTGGAGAACCTGACTGTTAGTCCATTTATCACATCTAACCTTGCAGATTCCTACAATGCTCTAGAAGCTGGCGCTACTGTTGACTATGATTTCGGAAACGGTCTTTCAGCGGGAGCTAAAGTTTCTTACAATCATAATGATGTAGATAATTCTCCTTATAGTCTCGACCACGATTGGAATTTCGGGGTAGGGTTTAACTACAAATTCTAACCGTAATTTAAAAAAATTGTAATTAAAGCCTCCCGAAAGGGGGGCTTTTTTTATATCTGGTGTAATTAATTAAACATGGAACCTGAAAAGTCTATTTTAAAAGAGTTTTTAAATGGGGGATGGTTAGTACCTTTGGTTGGTGCTGCTGCCATGTTTGCTAGACTTTTGTCAGGGAACAACGAACTCTCATTAAAACAACAGTTCAAAAGAGTAATTACAGCAGCTATAGCTGCGGGCATTGCTTGGTTTGTATTAGAACAAACAGATGTCTCTTCGCTTACAAAAGCAATCACTTATGGTATTATTGGTGTAATTAGTCCAGAAGTAATTAGTGGTATTGTGCGGCTCGGAGAAAGATTCGCTAAAAACCCAGAAAAGTTTATTAAAAGATGAGACCTAAGTTTATTGTTTATTGTTTAGCAGCGATTTGTTTCGCTTTCGCGTGGAAAGGTTTGATACTCACAGAGGATATCGATTCCACATTAAAAGAAAACGCTCGACAATCAGAGTCGTCCATCATGGAGATCGGCATGTGTTTTGATTGGTATGGAGTTATTATTGTTAACTCTGTAGTTAAAACTTCACATGGAGTTATTACTCCTCTGGAGATGGTAGATATACTAGAAGAAGAGAGGGTTTATAAAAACGAGTATTTAGAAGCGTATAAAAAAGATATTACTTCTGATGAAATAGAATTTTCTGAATTTGTTTTTGAGCAAGAAGAAAAAATAACTCTTTATGTGGATAAACTTATTGAGTGGGGGAAAGCTGGAGAGGTAAACAAAATTAAAGCTTCAGTACCTTTGATGTATGAAATGACTGATCCAACTATTGATGCTATTAACAATATTATGGATACTAAAATGTATTATAATGAAGCCCAGTCTGAAATTTTAAATGATAAAATAAGCAGTTACAGAGACTTTATGATATTAACTATTGTTTTATGTTTTGTCATGTCTGTGTGTGCTGGGTTTAGTAGAAGGTGCGCGTAATGAATTTTAAAGGTAAAAAAGAAGTTGTAAAAGCTGTTCAGAAACTTCTCGGGGTTTCTGCTGATGGAGCGGATGGCCCTGTTACTTGGAATGCTATCTTAGCCCAGCTATCAACCAAAGAGCCTTCGGTTAAAACGGGTAGTATCCCAGAGAAAATGATTCAGTTAGCTCGGGAAGAAATAGGGGTTTCCGAAGTAGATGGCAGTAATTGTGGCCCTAGAGTAGATGAGTACAAAGCCGCAACTTGGCTAGATGCAGATAAAGGCTGGCCTTGGTGCGCCGCTTTTATTTGTTGGTTAGTGAGAGAGGCAATAAATGGAGAAGATATTCTTTTTAAGAGGCCGAGAACGGCTGGGGCGTGGGATTTCGAAAACTGGGCTAAACAACAGTCTGGCAAAGGCGTAGAGCTTCGCAAGCCCACTAATGAAGATATCAAGGCTGGCGACATTGTTATTTTTTCTTTTTCTCATATAGGTTTAGCGGTTAAAGATATTGATTCTAGTGGCTATGTTGTTACTATAGAGGGAAATACGAATGGAGCGGGAAGTAGAGAAGGCGGTTCTGTCTTAGAGAAAAAGCGTCATGTTTCTAAAATAAGAAGCAGAATAAGAATAGTTTAGTAGACATATAGTATTCGCTATATATAATACTTTGATGGATAAAATCGACATCAAAGTTAATAGTAACGACATCTTTAATTTTGTTGTTGGAAACTCTGTTTTTGATCCTATTGAAAAATGTATCGACCCTACAAGGTATGAGGTGTTCGATTCTTTTGTTTATGATAACAACACTCAAGAGAAGATTGTCCAGAGCCATCAATATCAAAAGTTTTGTTGGGAAGTTACAAAGCTTAAACAGTTAACCGAAAAAATGGAAAGAAGAGAAATAGAAAGTGTGTGTGAGGAAATTGCTGAAATCGCACCTACATATGTTCTTTTAAATGTATAAAAAATATGACTACATTACCTATCAGAAAAGAAATATATAATTACAGTAAAAAATTAGTAGACGAAAACAATTTTGGGCAAAGAGGTAAGGATGATGGTAGTCCTAAAGAACAATTTATAGGTATTCTTTCTGAAAACATGGTAAGGCAATATTTAGGTCATAAATTAATTGAGCCTAAAGGTTTTGATGGGGGCTACGATATAATGTATAACGACCTACGCACTGATATAAAATCAATGAATAGAACTGTAGATCCTAAACCTTTTTATATAAATAATGTTTTTGATATTCAATTAAAGCACGAGTCTGAAGCTTATATTTTCACTTCGTTAAATACCAAAAAGAAAAACTTATCTATTTGTGGATGGGTCACCAAAGAAGAATTTAAAAACAGGGCTTCTTTTTATCCAAAAGGCACTGTCAGGATGAGAGGGAGAGAGCCTTTCCCATTAAGAGCAGATAACTGGGAAATTGAAAACAAAGATCTAAATGAATTTAGTAAATGATATTCCGATAACATCGGACGGTTACGAGCATGTTAATTGTATAGTGGAGATCCCAAAAGGGACCAACACTAAATACGAATATGATGAGAATTTAAATATATTTAAATTAGATAGATGTCTTGTTTCTTCTCTCCAATACCCAATCAATTACGGGTTTATTCCACAAACGATTGCATTAGATAATGATCCGCTTGATGTTTTGGTTTTTAACCATGACCCCATCGAAAGAGGTAGCCTAGTCTCTTGTCGTATCCTTGGGGTTTTGGGGTTTGTGGACGGAGGAGAAATTGATAATAAAGTAATCGCAGTTCCTCATTGGTCTCCTATAGAAAAATACAAAACAGTTCATGATATTGAGTCTGCTCACCTAAAGATATATCGGCAGTTTTTTAAAATATATAAAATCGACAGAGATTCTGACACTAAAGTGGGAGATTGGAAGTCCAAGGGTGTGGCTATAAAAATTACCGAAGATTCTCATGAAAGATGGAAAAAAGCTAATGCAGAAAAATTTCATAATGAATGGGCAGAAAGGCAGTTTTGGAGAAGAATCAGAGATAAAAGTTACATAGTTCATCCTGATTAGGTGTAAATAACAGTATGGATACTATTCTTCAACTAGTTCAAGATAACCCTTGGTTTGGAGTTGTTACAGCCGCGATTGCTTTAGCTTCCGCTGTAGCTGCTGCTACCCCTACCCCTGAAGAGGGATCTGTGTGGTCGAAAATTTATAAATTTATCGATTGGGCCGCATTGAATGTCGGGAAAGCCAAGCAGAAATAGTCTACGGATTGTTTTTACATTAATCTCTAGACACCCCCTTCCCTTGGGATAGGGGGTTTTGCTGTATACTTGTTGCTTAAAATTAATTCCGAGCTACAATACATCTTATGATTTCTAATAAAGCAAAAGGTTTATCAGGTTTAAGTCATGTGGCTCACACCAAGAAGCTAATGGATGAGTCTGTTAAAAGGTATCAGCATTCTTGTTTATCAGCAGGTTTATCTATTAAGAAAACAGGTAAAACTCAAGATATCGGACATGTAGATTTTGTAGTAGAGGGAGAGACTGTTGATTTAAAAGGGTTAAAAAACTCTACGAGGGAAGGTAAAATACTTTTAGAGTTTTTAAATGTGGGGGGGAAAACTGGATGGTGTAATGAAAGCGGCACTCCTGTATGGATAGCATTTGATGTGGGAGCTTTCTTCTTGCACGTTAAAAACTCCGACCTGTACAACCTAGCAAAAGAAAAATGTGATTTAAGAGATACAGTTACACGAGTAAATGAGTGTCTGTATAAAGGTTATAGACGCAAAGGAAGAAAAGATTTAATGTCTATGGTGACCCTTCAAGATGTATTTGTGGGCGAGTGCGAGCATTGGATTTTACCCTATCAGGAATATGAACTTCCTATTGAGAGTGTTTAAGGGTAAGCTGTGAAGTTGCCTGTTCCTAAATAACTAAAACCCCCATCAAAGGGTCTAATTAATAATCCTGTTGTCGCTGGAGCGCTTCCCGTCCAAGATGATTCAAGGTTAAAAACATTTCGGTTATATTCTCTAATAAGGTGTTGAGCATCCCATCCACCTCCTAAGTTTCCTGTCCCTTGCCCACTAAGCAAATACATGCCAGTTACCTCGGCCCGAAAAGTCGCCCAATCACCAGATTGTATTCCCGTGCTAGAATGTATTTCACTCAATAAGTCGTTCGGCATACTAGAATTTACACTTTTTTTTGAAATCTTGAAAAATTCTCTTGACGCACTTATAATTGTAAGTATAATCCCTCCATGCTATTATGGATATTTATTGTCACCGCCTGGATAGCGTTTGTCCTATTAATTTGTCGGTGTATGGGTATTAATTCTGCACATGACCGCTTTATCGAGGAACAACAAAGAAAAAAAGAAGAAAATAAATGAAACAACAGCTATACGAAATGCTTCGATCTGAAGCAATCGCAGACAGAAAGAAAGCCCGACTTTCTCTTGAGTTGCTTATTGACCATCCCGCAGGTATCGGTGATCATTCCACAGATGATTACTGGAAAAATGCTAGACAAGCCCTAGATCTTTTAGTTGATGCAGACGAGAGAATCGAATCACTTAAAAAATATTTTCCTGACGAACATGTGTCGAGGATAGACTCATGACTGTAATATATGTCGAACACTTCCCCTAAAATCGACATGTCCCGACTAGAATCTTTTATTTATTTGTTGTTTTTATTATTTGCTTTTGTATTATTGATGAGTTTACTATGGAAATAGACGCTTCGACTCTTTGTGAAGAAGCTATTAAGTTTGATGGCTTAGATAGGTGCTTGATCGGGACAGATCAAAGAGGGTATCTTGTTTATTCCTTTCAAAAAATAGTTGACTACTTTCAGAATGAGGGTATGAGTTTAGATGATGCCGTTGAATATACAGAGTTCAATGTTGTAGGAATAAAACCCGACCACTATACAGTGGTCTATGATTTAATAAAAAATGAAATTTAATTACTATAAAATAGGATACGGTATATTTAGTTTGCTTGCAGGACTAACGGTTGGTGTTCTTTTGGCATTATTTGTGGGGTTATCTACTTTTTTTAATTCTCTTATTGCATTTCCTGTGCAAATATACAAGCAATGCGTGCAAGTAGCCCATACTAAAAGAATGGAAAAGCTTTTTGGCCTCTCTGAAAATCATCAATTTGGAGATTTTAAACAACCAAGTGAAGAATCTATTTGGGATAAACACATAGAAAGAATGGAAGAGAAGAAAGCCCGCAATCAAAATGAAAATTAGTAATGAGTCCCTCTCGATCATACTAACTATTTTAATTGGTTTGGTTATAGCATTGTTTACTTTAATAATTAAGCCCTACTAACTAAACACATAAACACAAATGAATAATAAAACACTAGCCACTATTAACGCGCTTTGTATTGTTTTTCCGATGCTTTTAGGGGCAGGGGAAGAACTCACAGGGAAACCATTAACCAATCCATTATTAATTGGTGTCGTCGGTTTATTGATGATTATTTTTGGTCTATGGACTTCGATCAGACTAGGTAAACAGCCTGACTAGTATTAAGGCGGTCGTAGTAATAAAATCTGCGACCGCCATTTAAAATGAAGCTTGATAAACTTAAATACCAAATAGAAGCCGAGAGTCCATATAATGATGGATGGACTAAAGATTTTTACCAAAAAATAATAAACACGATGAAATCGAAATCGTTCGAAGAACTAAATATAGATGTCCTTAAATGGGCAGAAGAAAGAGGGATCTTTACTAAAGGAGATTCTTTGGCTCAATTAGCCAAGACTCAAGAAGAGTTAGATGAAACAATTCAAGCAGTTAAAGATCAAGACGATGTAGAAATTGCTGATGGTATTGGTGATATGTTGGTTACTATTATTATCGCCGCTAAAATGACGGGGTTCGATCCTGTTGCTTGTCTACAACAGGCATACAATGAGATTAAAAACAGAAAAGGTAAAATGATTGATGGTCAATTTGTAAAAGATGTCTAAAAAAACTTTAATTAAATCTTTAGCGGGTGGTGTTTTGTGCGGGTTTTTAATATACGCATTCATCCAAATCTTTTTATTCTTTATCGAGGATGAATTAGATTATGATGAAATGATCGATGGAATTATTGAAAATCGTTCATCTGTATTAGAGGATAAATATAGTATAAAAGAAGAGCAAGTTCACCCCATTGATTTCGACGATCCAGAGGTGGCGATGGTCACATTCAAATATGAAATTAGAATACAGAACTCATACGATGATGAGCAATTAGAAGTCTTGCCCACTATAGAGGATGTTTTAGATTATCTAAGTGAGTATAGCAGATTTCATGAAGACTTGTATGTATATGATATGGAAACAAGAGAATTAGTTCTTGATTCCAAAACTTATGGCCAAATTAGACAGGAGTTATTAAACCACCAAGATTTATTGATCGACGCTTCTAATAATCCTGACAAATATACAGACGAAGAAATATTCCAACTGCTTGTAGACTAATGAAATATATACTTATATCCGTATGCATTATAACTGTTACTAGTTTAATGTATTTTAAAAGAGAAAAAATTACTTTTGATAAAGAACTGGTGGTGACTTATAACAAACAAAATAAAGAAATCCCAGTGAAGGTTACCCTTACTAAATACCAACTCGAAAAGATGCTGAACATGGTTGACGAAGAGTATGGGTATGGTGGTCCTGCCGCACCGCAAGATAGCTTTACCTTTACTTCAATAGCTAAAGGCAATCAGCATTCAGAAGAATATAGTATTTCTTCTACGCATTTAGCTAGGAAGCCGAAATAAAATGGCACGTAAATTTAACCCAATGCCACCGCTAGAAGAATTAAAAGAATTCTTAGATTATAATCCAGATACAGGGATATTCACTTGGATAAAAAAACTACATAGAAGAATGCAAGACCGACTTATCGGTCAAGAAGCAGGGGTAATGAACTCATGGAATTATTATATACAAATTAGATTTAAAGGTCACCAATATCGAGCGCATAGATTAGCTTATTATATGCATCATGGTATAGACCCACTGGAAAAATTTGTAGACCATATAGATGGCGACAAGAGTAATAACAAGATTAATAATTTAAGATTAGCGACTAAATCTCAAAATGGTAGAAATCGTGTTAATTTACCTAGTAATAATACTAGCGGTGTAATAGGAGTGTGTTGGGATAAAAAACCTAAAAAGTGGAAAGCATTAATTATGATTAACGGGAAAACAAAACATTTAGGGTATTTCATTAATAAAGAAGATGCAATAAAAGCTCGTAAAGAAGGAGAGATAAAATATTTTGGTGACTTTCGGCGCAGAGAGCCAGAAAAAGCAATAGAATATCTTAAAAAATGAAACATAAACCATTACCACCACTAAAACAATTAAAAGAATTCTTACATTATAATCCAGATACAGGGATATTAACTTGGAAGAAATCATGTAATCAGGTAAATGTTAGTCAAGAGGCAGGAACAGTAGATAGTGGTGGGTATAGGCACCTTATATTTAAACGTGAAAAGTGGCAAACTAACAGACTGGTTTATTATATGTATCATGGTACAGACCCCTTAGAAAATCAGGTAGATCATATAAATCATGATAAAGCAGACAACAGGATTGAAAATCTTAGATTAGCTAGTATCTCACAAAATAAGAAAAACTCTAGGATATATAATAATAATAGTTCTGGTGTAACTGGAGTCTATTGGTATCCAAAAAGTCAAAAATGGACTGCCAAAATTTGTATTAATAGCAACGGTAAACTCACCCACCTAGGATACTTTACTAATAAAGAAGATGCAATAAAAGCCCGTAGAGAAGCAGAAATAAAATATTACGGTGAGTTTCGGCGCAGAAATTAATTTATGAAAGAAGAAGAAAAAAGTATTTGTTGGCTTGGTGTTATCCCAGAAGGAATGAAAGATGAGATGCGCTATCCAACAGAAGAAGAAATAGATAAATTTTTAGAAGAAGCAGAAAATGACGAGCAAACAACTAATTGAACTACATGATCAAACCTGCAAATCCTGTAGGGACATCATGCTGAAGAAAAATAATGATTATACTGGCGGCAAGAAAGCTACAGATATATTTGCTAATTTTAATTCATCTAAAATTCTAGACATCCATCCTGTGCAGGGATTACTCTTGCGTGTGATAGATAAGGTGCAGAGAATCCGCTCCTTTACTAACGACAAAGAACTATCTGTTCCAAATGAGACAGTGGAGGACGCTTGCGATGATATTGTAAACTATGCCATCCTTGCTAAAGCAATGCTCTTGGATGAAAGAGCTAAGAAACTTCCAACTGGAGAAGAAGAGGTCACAGCAGAAAAGCGTATGAATGTTATAGGTAAAAATGGGAATGAAGGTTTACACTACTCCCAGATCGAACAAGAAAATGCCAAATAATAAGTATAAAATACATGATGTAGGAGGCTCTGTAATAAAAGATAACAAAACTTATCTTCTTAAGGATAATAAAACATTAAAGAATCTTGTATTAACTAGCACATTGCTTAAGCCTGACAAAGAAACACGGGGACACTCCCATGTAGGACAGGAAGAAATTTATTATTTTATTGATGGCGAAGGAGAAATGATTCTAGGAGAAGAATCTTTCGATGTTGTAGCTGGAGATGTCGTTCTCATACCAGATGGAGTCTTTCACAAAGTAATTAATCCTAGCTTAAACCGATTCTTATATTTTGTTTGCGTATTTGACGGCAAGAGAAATCATTAAATGTATTTTAGAAAAGAGATCGAAGCCATCGCAGAATTAGCGAGCGAAGAACATCCGATTAAGATTGCTCACTGGGCAATTAAAAATAAAAAAGAAAGACTAGAAGAGGTTTTTCAGTTCAGATCAAAAACATTTAAAGATCTAGAAGATTATCTTGATTACTGTGTCAAAGACTCTATAAGTTAACTATGAATATATTTGTTGTAGATGCCAACCCCAAGACCGCAGCACAACAATTGTGCGATAAGCACGTTGTTAAGATGATTTTAGAGTCAGCACAGATGCTTTGCGCTGTCTTTCCCAATGGCGATGCTCCATACAGGAGAGCGTTCTACAATCACCCTTGCACCAAATGGGCTAGAGAGTCAGTAGAGAACTACGAATGGTTAATAGATCATGCTTATGCCATGTGCCAAGAGTATACTAGACGTTACGGTAAGGTGCATAAGTCTCTTGATGCTATCCAATGGTGTGGATCTAATTATCATAAGCTAAATATACCACGCAAGGGATTGACTAAATTTGCACAAGCAATGCCCGAACAATACAAAAACGATTGTTCAGTTACAGCTTACCGTTCTTATTATAACGGGGAGAAAGCTTACTTCGCTAAGTGGAGTAAGAGGCAAACCCCTTCTTGGTTTAGTCCCCAGATCGAATCATCTTGCACCAAATAAGTGCCAGATCGAATGATATTTTTCCAAATAAACGATTAAAAATTAATTAAAAAAAATAAAAAGTTAATAAAATTAATTAAATACTTTTTTTAATGTAACCTAACAATTTTATTTGTGTAATTAGATTCGAAACATTAGTAACACAAATCTTTTTTGTCGTTACGGTGAGCGGATAATTCATCTCCGTATCTAATCTTATTCCTTCTTCTTTTATCTCTGGCGAAATGATTTCTGACACGAAATCGTATAAACCTTTTTCTTTTAATAGAGAATAGAAGTAATCTCTTTGTTCTTTCTGCGCTTCGACGATGACATCCATGCCATAATGAAGCTTGGCTACGCTTGTCAGATACCTAAAATATAATCCTTCGTTTGTGGTGAGTTCAGAAACTACTATTAGGGTCATACATTTAATTACACAAAAGAATTTAAATTAAAAAAAACTCAAAAAAACGCTTGCGCCTATATTTTAAATGGATATAATAGACGGCATATGAACGAAACACCTAAGAAAAGAGGTCGCCCTGCGGGTTCAACTTCATTTACCAGAATCAAACTAAAAGATCTGGCTGATCAGTTGGGACAGCAAGCGACTATTGTAGTATCCAAGCGGTGGTTAGAAGAGATTGGCTTGACAGTCGATGCTTCTCCCACTAAAACAGAATCAATCCAAGAAGCGACAGAGCCAGAGGAGAAAATCCAATTCTCTGTCAATACATTTGAGTAATGAGCAAAACTACTGATATGTTTGAGGGTCTTATAGGACAAGACACATTAAAAACCAGACTAGGCTTTTATAAAGAAGCCAAACAAGCTACTGGCACACTTCCTTTTCTTCTTTTCAATGGAGCAAAAGGGTTAGGCAAGACAGAGTATGCAAAAGCATTTGCTAAAGCTCTAGGTAAACCCATGATTGAAATTAATTGTTCTACTATTCGTAATGCAGAGCAGTTCTTTGAACAGGTTTTTATTCCTGCGATTCTGGATAAAGATGTTACCATTCTACTGGACGAAGCACACGCACTACCGAAGGATTTAGAAATGTCGTTTCTGACTATCTTCAATGTCGAGGGAGCTAAGACCAAACGATTTGAATTTGGTGAATCAAGTTTCTTGTTTGACTTCCAAAGGCAGACTTTCTTGTTTGCGACTACGGAATTAGACAAATTGTTTCCTCCTTTTAAGGATCGCCTCACCCAATTAGACTTTGAACCATATACTTCAGAGCAGTTGGGAGGCATCATTGCAAAGAAGTTAGACTGGATTACATTTAATGATGGAGTGATGGTTGACATTGCCGAAACAGTTAGAGGTAATGCACGGTCTGCTATAAAAAGATCTTTAGAAATTAGTTGTTACGCTGAAGTTAATAACAGATCTAACTTCGGCAGAAAAGACTGGAAAGAATTGTGCGATCTCTTGGGCATCATGCCTTATGGTATCAATCATACCGAGCTACAGGTTATGCGTATCCTCAAGGATCGTGGAGCTTGCACCTTGCAAATGATTTGTGCAGTCACTGGAATGTCTAGGACAGCTATACAGAAAGATGCAGAAGTCCACTTGTTAAAGAATGGTTTTATGAAGATAGATGGTAAGAGAGAGATCACAGGTAAAGGAATTAAAGCATTAGAGAGATTAAGTTAATGACCAAAAAGAAAACATATAGTTTACCCTCCACAATAACAGTTGGAGGCATGAAGTTCAAGATAGAATTCAAAGAGATGGATGACTATGGAGAGATGGATTTTGATAAAAAGATTATTTGTATTAGGAAAGGTCTTAGTCCAGAGGATCAACTAGATACTTTGATTCATGAAGCTCACCATGCGGCTTTAGGCATCAGTGGCTTATCGAACATTCTTGATTGTGAGAATACAGAAGAGGCTTTAGTAAGAATCGTAGATTATATGGTTATTCCTATTGTCAAAGAAGAATATAAGAAGTATATTAACGGCAAATGAGCGAAGAAAAAACATATTATATTGCACGCAGAGATTACCAGACAACTGCGCTTTTCATTGTTGACGATGAGGGTGAGGTATTATCCGAACCAATGGAGACAATGGATGAAGCAATGAAAGCTTTAGAAGAAATATAATGCAGAAGAGCAAATTATTTACAGTAGTAGACAAAGCAGGACAAAACAAAACTGTTTGTTGGTTGGGGAATGATCAATTTTCAGAGGACATTAAAACCTTTGATCCAGACAGAGACGAAGATTTAGATTTAGTTGATTTAGATTCTGTCATTAGTTATTACTTCGAGAAGGATGAGCTAACCGAAGATAATGATTTGATTGGTATGAATTGGGATGGGAAAGAGGATGATTACACAGTGATCGAAAAGATCATTCACACACATATTATTAATTAATTTAAAAGAATTTAAAATGAGCAAAGGATATACAAAACAAGAAGTATTGGAGTGGCAAGGTTGGGCCGAGAAGAGAAAAGTAATAGGACATATAGAATATGAGGTATTTTTGAGGAATGGATCAGAGGAGGGACAATTTGATGTAGACGTAAGAAAAGATATTGTTGATTCTAATAATGATATCGCCAACGGTGGTGAGTATATCGAAGGAGAGATCTTTGATGATTACGATAAAGCGAAAGAAAGATTCTCGCAGTTTGTAAAAGAATATTTGGCGACAGGTGAACAGGTTGGCCACAACAATGAAGTAGAAATGGATAGGATGGCAGAGAAAGAAGGCAAACTTTTTCCAGTGAACCAAAGGAAAGCGTTATATCCTAATCTTGTCGGGAAAGAGGTAAAGTTAATAGAAAGAATTAGAAACATTTGCTCTACAAATGTAGATGTAGATTGGCTAGAGAATGATGCCAGTGAGGAATTCGCACGAATTGTTAAATTAATACAGGGGGAGATGAACGATGAAGTTTAAAGTATAAATGAAAAGACTTTATAAGATTAAGATACTAGGTGGAGAAGAAGACGGCAACGTGAAAGGTTACTTCACAGAGGAGCAATTACCCAAAGCAATCGACCTAATGACACAGAAATTTGGAAAAGATTGGGCATTCGACATACAAGAAGCAAATGACTAAAGAAGAGTTTTACAACGACAAAGGAGAAAAAGTTGAGTTACACAAGTGTGAGGGGGGCGATTTCTATACCAACCCAAAGTATTGGGACTGTGAGTGTGAGGAAGATTATATCCACCTAAAAACAAAAAGACAATACTGCTCCAAGTGCAAGTCCCTTCACTTCGAACAACCAGATTCGAGACAAAACGAAATAGATGCCCAGTAATCACATAAGCAACAAGCCATATCACGACTGGTTAAAAGAACAAGCTAAATGCAAGTATCCTGTTACCTGCGAGCTTAACAACAAATGCATGGAAGAATTAATTTTATTAGCAAACAACAATAGAAACAACAACATGAAAGCAACCATCAATATAACAGACACTATGCTCAATAAGAGTATAATTGACGCAAACAAATCAGTTTGTGAGCTAGCCAAACAATTCTCTTTTGATTATTCAGAAGAAGAGAGTGGAGCCAAGCATCTAGTATCGGGTAAGTATCCTGATGGAACAGAAGCAAAGGTAACATTCTATAAGGCTAAGACCAGAGGAGACAAGAGAATCTCTATTACCAAACTAAAGCATCAAGCAGAGGCAGGTGATGTAGTAACACTCCAAAAGAATCGGGGCAAGATTAAGATCCTTATTAATGATTAAGATTTTGTTGATATGGTGGAGTCTGGGATTCGTCCCTGTAATTATACTTTATTGTTTAATGTGTTCCTTCACTAAACTAATTAAAGAACTATGATGGTAGAAGAACTATACGATGTAAAGATATTGGAGATGGCTAGAATAGCTTGTGCTTCAATACCAGAAGACCTGTGTGAGCAGATGGATTTGTCTGATGATTTCTTTATTGAGATCAGAGATTACATACAAGATAAACTAAATGAGTGATTACAAATCTCCAGATGAGCTTATCAGAGAGCTTGTAAACGTCCTGTCATCTGCTGAAGCAGATCTTATAGCACTACGTCAGGTAGACAATTCTCGTAGGACTAAAGAGACACTAGGAGAGATATACAGAGTAAAAGAACTAGTAGAATACAATAGCAAGTATTCCAACGCCAAGAGTATAGATTTATTCAACCGCCGTTTGTAATTACAAAAACCCTTTTCTTTTCATTCGTTTGTAACTACAGAGAGTATAAGATACATAGAGGGGAATATATAAGAGAATATACTATGGACATAGGAAATCCTGTATATAGTCAGAATAGCTTACTCCTTACTCTTTTTAATTAATTAAATACCTTTTAATATAATTTAAAACAATTTATGGACAACGGAACACCTTGGGGGACTATTATTCTATTCTTTTCATTCATTTTACTTGCCTTCTGTAAGGGGGAAAAGACATCACATAGAGACGAAGAGATAGACGATTACTGGTCTGATGGTTAGGATATAAGACCAAGGGTGTGTAGCCCAACGGCAGAGGCAACAGACTTAAAATCTGTAAAGTGCGGGTTCGAATCCCGCCACACCCAGATCGCCCAGTTCAACCAAAATAATCTAAATAAACAAAAAGTGCGGATCGACCGAGATTGCCTTAAATAAACGTCAGGTCAACCGCACGTTATTAAATAAGCGATTAGCCAGATCAACCGAAACATTCTAAATAAGTGATTAGGCGCAATCAAACAATAAGTTTTGTTGGTTTGTGTTTCTGTAATAAACTGTTTTGTTTTGTGCGTGTATTTTTTATTAATTTAAATGTTGACCACCACCGTAGGTGGTGGTAGTGTAACGGCATGACTGAAACACCAGAATATCCATTACCGACTGTCCATATGAATGGCACAGGCAAACAAAGTCTTTTAAGTGATTACGAGAAAGTCGCTGATAGACTCGACGAACTTCTCGAAGCCTTCCAGAGTATGCATTTCCACCCAAGAGATTATTATGTCGGCGGTGATGAAGCTTTCCGTAAAGCCATGAATGAGAGATCGACCCATGCAATCGCACTCAATCAATTCCACGCATACATCATGGCTCACCTCGTCCATTTAAACAACCAGTGATAGAAGTTTTTGTTTTAACCATTCTACTATTAATAACAGCACTAAGAAAATGGACTTAATTAAACTACATAAAATAAAAGAGTTTGCTCTGGAGGAGATGGACAAGTGGGGCATAGCTCATTGGAAATTTGTATGGGATACTAGGGCAGTGCGTCGATACGGCCAATGCAGATACCGCAGGAAAGAAATAGGTATAACTAAGAAACTAGCCAACATCAATACAATAGAAGAAACAAAAGATGTTGTTCTCCATGAGATCGCCCACGCACTTACAGGCCCAGGACATGGGCATGACCTCGTATGGAAACGTATGTGTCGGAAGGTCGGGGCCAGACCAGAGAGATGCTACAAGCCTGAAGATAAAGGCGGGACAGTTAAAACAATAAAAGGAAAGTATAAGCTAGTTAATAAAGATACAGGGAAAGTATATAGATATTATCATCGCAGACCTAGAACAAGGAATTGGGATGGTCTATGGTTGGTGGGTAAGAAACAAGAGACCGAGGGAAAGTTGCAGGTCGTAAGAGTGTGACATAATAAGAGGCAGGATCAAATAGAATCAAATAAATAACAAGCCCGCAGTAATGCGGGTTTTCTTTTTGTCTTTTACAGAATCCAAGTCATAAGTCACTGATACTCAACGAGTTACGGGGGGCCAGCCCCCCGCCCCGCGTAACCCCTTGATACTCAAAGGGTTACAACTGTATTCTAGACGTAGCTAGAGCTGAACAATTCGTTTACTTCTTTTATGAGATT